GCGTCGAATCGCTGGGAAGCAGTTTGGTGGCGGATGCGCCTCGCGAGAGCAAGACCTCCAGGCATGCGTTGGCGCCCGTCGCGCAGCAGATGTGGAGAGGCGTGGCTCCTGCGTTATCACCTGTCTTTGGTCCAAGTTCGACTGGAGCGCCAGCGTCCAGAAGCCGCTTGACCATCGCCACGGCCGAGTCACCTAGGGACACGGCCAGGTACAGCGGCGAGTTGCCGTTGTTGTCTTCACAGGTGAGATCTGGATTTTGCGTCAACAGGTACTCTGCTGTCGCCCACTGGCCTTTGTCGATCGCAGCAAGGAGTGCCGTATCGCCCGACTCAGGCTCCGATGCGTTGATGTCCACGCCCTTTGCCAGAAACTGCTTCACTTTTTCAGTGTCGCCAGCTCGCGCTGCGGCGACCATCTCTGCGATGCGCTTCTTCTCCCCCCCGAAAAGACCGAAAATCATAAGTTACTCCTTCTTGGTTTTCTTTGCGGGGAATGAATCCAGCCGCGCCCATGGTTATTTGCCAGTCAGATCGATTATGTTGATGCACCGCCAACGGTCGAATCCAATAAGCAGGAAAGTGATTGGATTTCACAGCGATCGCCGACCCACTTAGGATCAAATCTAGTCGCGAGTTCTTTCTCTGCATGGCCAAGGGCTCTCCCCTCTGCCGCTGAGAGCATCTGCGCAGCGAACGAAAGCGCTGCTTCCAAGTCGACATAGCCCCTGCACCGTGCCTCGCCGTCCTGGTTCTGCCACGCCCGCTTCCAGTTTGTGGCGGGGTCAAGCTCGGTTTCGTCAAATACGGTTCGCTCTAAAACTGCCTTGCCGGAATCAACGGATACCCAATAACCTGGAAACTTCATAAATCTTCTCTTTCGCTCAAACTTCTGATTCTCTTATGACGACCAATGCAAGGTCGAGCGCATTTTTTCGTTGGTTATCCATGCTTTCTCCCGAACACAGCCTCTGATAGGCCGAGTCCAAATGCGAGCGCGCCGATGGTGCCGATTACCCCAAGCCCCTCATTACGCGTGTGCAGTGGCTCGAACGGTGACTCCACGCGTTCCTCGGGCGGGGGCTGCAGCGCCTTCACGAGTGCGTCAAGCTTGGCCATCTCCGGGGGGCTGGTCATGTTGAGTGGCACGGTCAGGACGACATCACCAGACGGTTCTATGCCACGGCGTCGAAGCGCGACTGCCGGGTTCGAAATCGTGGCGACCAGTTCATCCAACCAATCGCAGATGTTCCGGATGTGGTGGCGGTACACGCCGAGGATCAGGGCCCGTGCATCGACACTCTCGGCACCAGCGTGGGACGCCTTTGCGTCGAGATAGCCGTCGACCAGCTCGGAGAGGACCTGCTCCAGTCGGCCCGCCGATCGGCCGCCCCCAATCGGCCCGACGCCCTCCTTGCGGATCACCTCGGACATGAGCCCCTCCAGCCTGGGATTCAGCCGGGACAGGGCGTGCTCAATCCGTACCATGTGCCGCGTTAGGGACTCCAGCGTTACGAAATCCTGGCCTGATGACCGAACTCTGCGTACCAGCGCTTGCCGCGCGGCTTTTGCTACCAGAGCCAGTGCCTCTCCAAGTGCGAGGATCTGCGGCGGGAGCACACAGGTCAGTTCGCTGGAGGTCGGCACTGCTGCTGTCATTTCAGGGCTCGCTCGTTTTCATGAATGCTGTGAGCCCCGGCCTTCAGCTGGCATCCAACGGTCACTTCACTGGCCCAGACCATCACGCACATCAATGGTGCGTCGCGGTGGTTGCCACAGGTGAGTGTCGTTTTCATATGAAATATGGTATCAGCGGAAAGCGACAAACTACGTCGTTTTAAATTACTTCTTGCTTGTAGAACATGATCCCGGCTTAAACGACATAAACTGTCGCTTGAGATTGGCAAAATAGGTACTTGATGAACGACACATTGATGCGACAGTGGGCCATGCTTCGTGCCATTCCAAGACATCCCAGGCGCATCGACGCGCCTACGATCCATGGCCGCCTCAGGGACTTGGGCATGGCGGTGTCGCTGCGAACTGTTCAGCGCGACCTGAACGCATTGGCCGAGACCTTCCCGTTGGACTTTGACGAGTCCAAACCCCAGGGATGGTGCTGGCGTCCACCCTCAAGCCCACGCTGGGCAATGCAGCCTCCGGGGTGAAGACCACACCGGCGGTTTCCAGGGAATGCAGCACACCACCTCCATTGGCCTGCAGGTAGATGCCAATGTGGCTCGGGCGTTCGGACTTGCCCATCAGGCAGGCATCGCCTTCACGTGGCTCGCTCACGCTGTGCCAATGGCCGTATTCCGGATGATCGTCAAAGGCACGCAGCGAGGCCAAGCGACTGGTCGCATCCACATTAATGACCGCGACGTCCCAGCCAAATCGTTCACGCCAGACACGACGCGCAAACGACCAGCAGTCACTGCTGCCCGCCACCCAGGGCAGGCCGATGTACTGGCTGGCCCAGTGCGGTGCGCTGTCATCATGGTTTGAAGGGTTCATTGCGCAATCAGTCCAGGAAATACTTCGGCCGTGTAGTCCAGGCCAGGAAACCGCCGGTTGGCGAGATTCGGAAACCCACAAGTGGCACGCACCCGGAACACCGTGGCAGAAATCGACATCACAGTGAGCGTGAGCGGTGGGTTGTTCTGCGGTGACGTGAGATCCGACGACAGGAATGCCCGGTAGGTCACGGTGATCAACTCGCTGATACCAGGCTGTCCGTTCATAGACGCCTCCACGTTGGCCAGGATGTCGCGGCTGACGTTGTCGATCTCGATCACACATTGCGGCACGGCGGTGTGCGTGACCTCGGGCGGCACCACATCAAAGGCATAGCCCACAAAGGTGACGTACTGACCCGCGTTGCGCGGTGCACTGGACTCCAGCTTGGCTGTGAGATCCACGTGATCGCGCACCACCCGGATCGGCGTGGTGAAGTTCGGATGCCAGATCTCCAGGGTGTGGTGAATCACCAGGTTCGATGGCGCGCTGGCGTAGGCCTCCTTGATCGCCAGGCTCAAAGTGTCATCCGGCATCACCGCACCTCCAGTTTCGCGCTCACCTGCCAGCGCGGGCCAGGCTGCATCTCAGATTGCCAGGGGCCGACGAAGCGAGCCTGGACCGAGCGCAATCCGGCGTCCCCGGTGTTCAGGTCGACCGTGAACCAGCTGGATCCATTGGCACAGTCGCCATCGAACCAAGCGCGAAACGCTGCCATTTGGGCATCGGAGAAGCGCCAGGTGACACTCACTTGGTCGTTTCGCGCAGCCGAACGGCGACGCACACGGGGCGTTCCAGCCTCCATCTCGGTGCGAACGGTGGCATCCACGGGCGCGATCACATAGCCCGCGACCAAGGGACGGGGCAGTGTTGTGGGCCAAGTGGCCATATTTGTCTCCCGATCAGTACGCGCCTGCGACGCGGTTCAGACCATAGGTGTTGGCCAGCACGCCTGGGCCAGGGCCGGCTCCGCGCGCCACATCGCCCCAGACCTTGGCTGTGATCTGCTCCACCCAGACGTCGATCACCTGGTTGCCGTTGCTGTCGGTGCGCTGTTGTTGCTGGCCGCCTTTGCCAGCGGCCTCGATGACGTTGACAATGACGGTGCTGCCACCGCCATGGACTTTCACGCCCAGATCGCCATCGCGCATGCGGGCAAGCGGCATGATGGCCTCACCTGGGCTGCCGGGTTTTTCTCCCATGAGGCCGATGCGAGGCACGCTCGCAAAGCCAGCACCCTGGGCAAACGGGAACAGCGTCGGGCGATCGACCACCGTGTTGCGGTAGGCCGATAAGGCTGGGCCTTCGAACACATTGCCTTGGGCCGAAGGAAACAGGCTGCCCCACATCGAGCCCAAATCCAGCCCGGCCATCGCGCCATTCATCGCATTGGCCAAAGGCAGCGTGATGGATCGCTGGATTTGGATGCGCACCAAGTCAGAAATGATGGAATCGGCCAGCGATTTGAAGTCCAGCTTGCCGGTCGTTACGAACTGGGTCAGTGCCGTCTCCATCCCCTTGAATGCATTGGCCGTGACTTGCTGGGCGCGCTTGGCCGCGTTGGTCGCATCATCAATGTAGGTGCGCAGCGCTGACTTGGCGCCGTATTCGAAACTGCGCTGGTACTCGGCGTTCGCCCGCACCAGGTCTTCGACGATGGGCAACTGCCGAACCAGTGCGTCGTTGATGGCTGCAATGGTCTGCGCCCGCAGGCCTGGATCCTCGATCTGGTTGGCTTCCTTGCGGGCAGCGGCAGCCGCTTTTTCCAGATCGGTGCGGGCTTGCAAGGCAGCCTTTTCTGCATCGGTCATGTCCAGCATCTGGCGCTGCAGTTGCAGAGCTTCGATCCGTTGGCGGTTGCTGCCGATCAGGCCTTCGGTGATCTTGCGTGATGCGGCTTCTTCCTTTTCAAACGCATCGAATGCCTTGTCTTTTTCCTTCTGGCGCTCAATCGCTTCGAGCACCTGTATGTACTGCTCGGCTTGAGCAGCCACACCCTGGTAGCCCTTAGCCTCGATCTGCAGCGCGCGTGCGCGCAGCTCGGCGGCTTCACCGTCTTGGGTGCGGGTCAGCCGTGCGCGCAGCTGGTTGAGGAAGGCTTCGCCTTCGTTGAGTTTCTCGGCAGGCTTGGGCTTTTCGAAGCCAGAGAGATCCAGCGATGGGCGGGGCTTGCGCGGCAGGGTGGGCAGAAACTTGTCGTAGATGGCCTGGACTTCCTTGGCCTGCGCCTCGGTGTCCAGCACGAACTTTTGGCCCATGACGCGCACCGTGCGGCGCTGCTCGTCGAAGAATTTCTGGACCCGGTCCACATAGCCAGGGTTCTGGTTGATGTTGAAGAGCCGGTCGTTGGCGGCGCGCACATAGTCGTCGCGAGCACCCTGCAACTTGGCAATCTCGGCATCAATGACCTTGGGGTCGTAGCCCATGGACTTCATCGACCGCAGCAAATCCGTCTTGAACCAGGTCTCAATGTCTTTGCCCACCACCGACAGGCTGTCAAAGGGCTGGGCGATGACCCGCTTGGCCAGCACGGCCGATTCGGCAATAAAGGCCAGACCCGAGGCGACCGATTCCAGGAATCCGAGCGTAGCTTCCCGGTTGGAAGTGATGCGCTGCAACTCATTGCTGAAACTGCCTGTCTCGCCTTGAGCCAGGATCACCTGCTCGGTGAAGTCGGCCAGCACGGGGATGACAGCCGCACCGATCTGGCGCTGCACGCCCTCGAAGATGGCCGACAGGCGCGTGAGGTTGTCATTGAAGACCTCGGACGCCCGAGCCACGTCTTCGGACATGACCAGGCCCAGACGCTGGGCTTCCTCCATCAAAGCAGTGATACCTGCGCGCCCCTGGTTCAGAAACGGGATGATGGACAGGCCTTCTTTCCCGAACAGTTTGACGGCCAAGGCGGCCTTGTCCGCGCCATCGGGCATGGCTGAGAATTTGTCAGCCAAATCCAGCAGAACCTGCTCAGTGGGTCGGATTTGGCCATTGACATCGGTGGCCGACACCCCCAGCGCCCGCAGAGCAGCACTGCCTTCTACGCCATTGATCTGGGTGTCGAACATGGCCACCGACAGCTTTTGCAGGGCCTTGGTCATGCCTTCGGTGCTGACATCCGACAGCTTGGCGGCGTAATCGAGCGCGGTCAGGGCCTCGACCGAGACCCCTGTCTTTTGCGAGAGCTTGAAGAACTCATCACCCACACGCGCCACCGGCATGACCAGGGCGGTGATGCTCACACCCAGCGCGGCGATACTGGCCCCGGCAAGCAAACCCGCAGGACCGAGTTTGCCCAGTACCGAGCCCAACATCCCCAGCCGGTCAGTGGCGGCCTGCAGATGGAACTTGGCGTCATTGGCTGCACTGGACAGGAGCTTGAGGCTACTGGACGCCGGGGTGGCCGCCGCCTCGATTTTTTTGAGCGAGCGCTCCCCCTTCTCGCCGATTTCGGACAGCTCTGCCTTGACCTTTCCGCCGTCGATGACGGACAGGCGGATGGAGAGATTGCGTTCAGCCATGGGGAATCCGTCTTCGCTTTATTCGTCTTGATGAAATGCGCTCATGAGGCCCGCCTCTGCTGCTGGAA